TAAGGGAAATATAACAAAGTGAAGTGCGAAAGCGATTGAACATATCCAGCCCACGCTTGGCCGCCATCCTGATTTAAATATATTATCTGATTGCGCTTCAATTGCATTTACCTTTATCTGTTCTAGTGCTATTTGAAAATCTTGAGTTGTTAATAAGTTTTGTAATTGTTCTTGAGCTTCAGCCCTTTTGTTTTTATCGGGTATTACTCGATCAAGAACAGTTCCTATTGTGCCTATAACCGCATCTAAAAGTGCCATTAAAATTCATCCTCATCTAAATTATGTATATTACAAACTATTTTAGCGTATTTCTTAAACTTTGCTTCATGCGCATCAAAATCATTGTGGCCTGAATACCATAAAAAACAATGGATCATTTCATGCATCATTGTATGAGTTATTTTATTCCAATCATCGCATGATCGATCTATTTGTATTCTTGGCGGATCGTTTACAAACCATCCAAAAGCTTCAGAGTTTGATACTACTTCAAAAGTAACTTTATGAGCTTGCGGTAAACGCCACTCGTTAAACGGCGGCAGTAAAGCTAGCATTTTATATATCTTGCGTAAGTTCTGTTTGGTCAGTAATTTGTTTGGCATAATCCGCTTCAGTATATTGAATGATTCCATTAGGTGAATAATAGTTATAAATGCCTTGATTCTCATCTTGAGTTTTTAAACTATGATGAGCTGGGCATAAACTTTGAAATAAATTTAATCTAAACTTATTACTATCTTGTCTATGTGGAAATACATGGTCAATATGCACAGCTTGAACTACTCGACCTTCAATTAAACAAGCCGCACATAATGGCTTCTTACTTAATTGAATAGCTCTTTGTTTTTTCCAAAAGGCAGTTGAATATAATTTACTATTCTCTTTGCCTTTTTCTGTTATGCCACCACCATGCTCATTGCAAAAAGTGGATCGGCTAGTCTTTAAATTCTTGCAACCTAATTCCCGACACTTATCATTAACGGGAGCGTATGGCATTAGTCTAAAAAGGTTAGCTTATACATTGTAGCTTCAACAATACTTAACAAGGCATCAACCTCATTTTGTAAGCTTGTATAAGGGCCAACAACGGCTCTATTAGCCACAATAAAATCTCTAATTGATGTTACCTCTTGGAGTGGATCAGCTTTAGGCAGTTCATACATATTTGGATATTCTACAATGACTTGATATGCGCCTTGATATTGCTCAATGATTGTATCAACGGCATCAGGTAGCTTTTCATAATAACCTTGTAGGGCTTTATGCTTTGCATAGGATTTAGTTTGTAAATGCAATAAATGTCCGTTAGTTGATGCATGTAATAGCTTTAAAAAGAATTCGCCGATAGTAACGCCAGGCGATACTACTTCAGCTTCTTTAATTGAAAACACTTTTTTCATAATTTTACCTATTTAAGAAATATATGACGATTGTCATAATAATAACGCCGAGCAGTAATTCTATCATAATTTGCCCCCTAAAATTGTTAATGTTTGCTGTAAAAGTTCCGATTCTGATCCATACTTCTTTTCAAATGTTTTTTGACCTGCATGTAGCGCCACGCCGTAGCCACCATGTTGATGATGGTTTGGACACAATGGAATCGCAAGCGACCAATGGCTTTTTTGACCAATGCCAGCGCCATGCCTAATATGGTGAATATGTGGTGCAGAATAGCCGTAACCAAGATTGCGACAAACAATGCAACCCATTTTAAATAGCTTTTCATAGTGTTGTTTTTCATCTTTATTCAAATAATCTTACCTGTGCCGTAGCTTGATTAATTCTATTGCAAGCGGCTTTATAATAATCTTCATCTAATTCACACCCCACAAGATTAAAACCTAAATTATTACAGGCAATAGCAATAGAACCTGAACCTAAATGCGTATCTAATATTTTTTGACCTTTTTCAGCATAATTGGTTAATAACCATTCATATAATTTAACTGGTTTTTGAGTAGGATGTATGCGAGTTTCTTTGTTTTTCATATCGCCTTGTAACATTCCATTCCATGTAAATGTATATTTGCGTAAAGCCCTATCAAAAGATGAATAAGCTAATTCACAATCACTAAATTTAGTAGTTCCATTGTCTTTATCCCAAACAATCCAACCCATAGAAGGTGGCAAATGTTCAGTCATATAATTAGCACCCCATATTATTTGATTTTTACTTACCCTAAACAATTCTTTAAAATAATTAGCATTAGGTATTTCTGAATCCCATGATTTTTTTTCAAATGCAGTTTTCATTGCTGCACCATTTCCACTTTTTCTTAATTCACCACTAAATATTTCACCTGCATCAATTCCATAAGGTGGATCAACAATAGCCAAATCAAATGCTTTATTAGGCAAAGTAGCCATATAAGCCATACAGTCTATATTGTGTAATTCTGCTTGTCCTATCTTATTCATTCAATCGACCATCCTAAATTTGAAAAATAGACCTCAATGCTTTGAATATAACTTGTAAATTCCTCGACTGTAAGATCAGTCGTTGAGCGAACATAAGGAACTTGAACTCCGTTAATAGTTTTCTGTTCCGATAAGAAAAGATGTCCACAAAGTAAATGCACTTCCATAGGTAAGTAGCCTGTGAAGTTACTAATGCTTTTATATAACCTGCCCCAAAGAAATTTGTTAGCTTCAAGCGATCTGCCTTTAGCCTTTTCTTTGATTGTAATTTGAGGTGTCTTTCCTTCTTTGATTAATTCTTCCAAATAAATCTTGAGTTGCGGAAGATTCTGTAGCGTTACTATCCATTCTCTCTGCTTCATCTTTTAGCACCTTTGCGTCTTCGTGTATTTTAATCATCTTATTTCCATCCCATAATACATATCTATTTGCGCCATCCGCAAGAGTGTAACGAGATATATAATAATTATTGCGCTCTATGCAATATTGGCTGATCTTTGACCATTTATTTTGCATTATGCCCCCATTGATCTGCCATAGCATCAGCTATGCCTTGAAAAGTCCTATCTCTTAATTTTTTATTATTTGAATACCAGGTAGGAATTCTTTTGCCTGAAACAGATACAGAAAATTTACCTTTATCAACAATTTTAGTTGGAATTAATAACGGCAATCCTTTAAGCCATAAACAAGTAGATTTAGAAGCTTCATGGCCAAATTGCCAAGGATGAATAATTTGAGTTGGTTTCTTGTATATATTTGACATAATTCCTATAGGATTTTCAATTGCTATTTTTGGTATATTTGCATTTACAATTTTCATAAAAAAATCTATACCTTGTTGCTGTCTTCCATCTTTTCTTTTTTGTTCAAAATGTTTAGCCCCACTAACAGCCAAATGAGTGCAAGGTGGAAATGCAATCATCATATTCCATCCATCATTAATAACATCAAATACATCACCTTTATAATGATTCCCAGGTATTTCTGTATCTTTAATATCACACGACATAGCATCATGTCCTAATTTTTTAAAAGCTTCTCTAACTGCCCCGCTATATTCGCAAGCAATTAATATTTTCATTTTGCATTTACCGCTTCTTTTGCAGTCTTTAAAGATATATTGGGATAGTTTTTAGGGTTAGCAATAATACGATGCGCCCATGCTCGCATATCTTTTAGCTTCTTATCTTCAATCGGCATCTTCTCATGCACCATAGCCAATAATTTATCGGCCTGTGCTTTATTTTGTTGATTGTTTAATTTAGGCGCTTGAAGTTGGACAAACTCAATAGGCTTTTCTCGACATAGTTGCAAGATGTCAAATACAGTAGGCATAAACTTATTGTTATCAACCCACTTATCAAAAGCTTTTGTAACAATATTAAATTCAAACTTTTCTAGCTTATGAAACCAAACGCGTAGTGTATCTATATCCATGTTTGGTTTTTGATATAGGCTTGTTACTGTATCCATCATAGATTTAAATCCTATCTTATCTTCTAAATTCATATTAGTTCCTTATTTAACCATTAAATATAAACCTACATTTCCAAGCGCGTATCCAAAATAACAAATACTCATTCCGTTGTTACCTAAAAAGAATTGTTCTGCGCTGATGTAAGAATATATAAGTCCTGTAATTATTATTAGTGTGTGGCTCAAAATGGTGGCTCTTCTTTAATTAAATCAAAAGGATTTTCTTTTGGTTTAGGTGCTAATCTTTGTATTTTATGATTTGGCCTGTGCAATATATAACATTCAGCTTCATGCTTTGTTCTAAAACGCATAATAGGTTCACCCACATCATCAAATACTAAATATCTAAATAATACTTCCATAGTAGCAATCATCGTATAAAAGCCAATTCTAACACTAATGAGAATCCTAGTAATAGTCCAAATACGCCACCGATCATTAATATTTTGATTGCAAAATCTAAAATTTTAGCCATTAAATTCTTCCCATAAGAAATATAAGACGAGTGAAATAACCAAGAATATAACCACCCACAAAAGAAAACCAACAATTTTAAAGACCGACCACAAATTTGCTAGAGTCATATTTTTTAACTCCTTCAATTTTTTTAACATTGCCAGCTACCATTTCAGTGATTGTTAAATTATGTTTTTTTGTTTTTAGATCATTCAACCAAGCCAATTCAGGTTCAGTCCATGACATAATCTTCCAGACCACATTTCCTTGATAGTCTGTTTCCTCTAATAAATATCCTATCACTTTATTTGTCATCTTCCACCTCTAGTTTAATTTTAGCTACACATACATATCCTTGACTTTCCATGTGAGCAATTTTAAAAAAGGAGACAAAATAAGTTTCTTTTCTGTCCATGGATTTTGGGTCTTGATAAACATACAAATATTGTGGCTCTTTAGGTTGTGGTTTAATGCGAAATTCATAATTATCATTTCCAAATCTTTTTAAATGCCATTCATCAACATCAATCCATTCATTCATATTTATTAATTTAATTTGCACAGCTTGACCATCAGCCCACGCTTTTATTTCTTTATGCCATTTATGTTGTTTCATAATCATCATCCTGATTAATCATTTTTACATCTTTAAGTTTTCTAGTATTGCCATCAAATATAAATTCTATATTGCATTTAGTAAATCGTCTTTTGTTTGTAGAAGCTAACAAGCCTACCTTATCATAAGGCCTTAAAAATACCAAATATGGAATTGCTATATCGGGAATTGGTGCTGGTTTAGTTCTAGCTATCTCTTGAACATTGAGTTCGCCATTTAACTGACGAACCCAAGTTTCTAAATTATTCATTGTCATGTCTTATCCTTCTTGTTAGTAAAAAATGTGATTTGCTATCGCTACTTTAACTTCTTTTTGTTTAGCCCAAATAGGTTTGACTTTCCTGGTGTGATACCATTTAGCACCTCTAGTTGGATCATCAACCCTACCTTCCAATATCGCTTTAGCTAATGGCATTAAATATGCTACCTGTGTTTTAGTAGGCATTCCATAATCTAAAAACTGATACTGTGCTGGCTGTTTCATTATCTGACAAATACTTTTCGGATAATTTGGATCAGCTTTGCGGTTAATAGCTGTGTATGCAACTGCAACCTTGCCAACATCAGGCTCACCCCTAGCTTCACCAAACATAATTGCTGATAAACATAAGATTTCATTAATCATAGCCTTCCTTAAAATGTTGCTGAAACAGAAGGTTCGTCTAACCAAGCGTGATTTTTAATATAACGCTCGGGGTATTTGACAAACTTTCCACCTTGTTCAAACCACTCCTTGGATTGTTTCTGCCAAGATAATGCGTTTAAAACATCTTGTAAATTAGGTCTTATCTTTTTCCAAACTAATTTTGCCGCTTGCTTATCCTTTTTCTTTGGATACTCTTTCCAAAAAACTTCAAAATCATCTTCCCATTTTTCTTTTACTTCTATTAAATTATGTTCTGTTATGATCTGTTCTGTATCTGTTCTGTTCTGTTCTGGTGGCGTTACTGTAACGCTACAATCATGTTTCTTTTTGGCTCTATGTTTTGCAACTCTTTCAGCGCTTGAATCAGATATATATTGTCTTTTATCCCAATTTAAAACTTCATTGTCTTTATTAATAAATCCTTTTTCGATAAAAGTTTTTTTAGATTTTTGCCATTCTTCTTCAGATATTCTTAACTGAAAAACAATTTCATCATCTTGTAACGATACAGTTCCGTTACATCTTATACAAAAAAGCATGACCAATCTTCTTTGATCTACTTCATTCAGCATTTGAACTTTTGGATCGTGAGCAAATTCACCATATAATCTAAACCATTGGTTTGCCATCTTGTTTTTCCTTTTCTTCTTTTAATCTAAAATATTCAAAATGAATATAATCAGCGCCTTCACCTTGAGCAAAAGTATCTGATTCTTCTTGTATTAATTCTTTTAATTTCATTACTTGCTCATTGTTTAGCTCAAAAAATTCTCTATACATATTTGATCTAAAATTTACATATATAGAATGCAATTTTCTTTCAAAGTCTTGTGGATGTTTCATTTCGCCATAACATACAACATCAAATTCTTTTGGCACGCCTGTTGGCCTTGATAATTCCAAAGCTCTTCCTGTTGGTGATCCGTTAGTGAATCCTATCTTATAAATATTTGGCATTAATGTATTTGATAAAACATACACAAACCCATATCCACTTTTACTCACAATAACCCCTTTAAGCGACACACTGAAAAAGGTGATATAACCCGAAAGATCGGCAAGCCGCCTGATTGGTTCTTTAACAATGTGTCTTTTGAAATGGTCATCTTATCTTTCGTTTGCTTGGCATATCACTGCCGTTATTAATACTATAAACCTAAATTTATTTATCTTGCAAGTATTTTTGTATTATTTTTTGCCCTTCCTCAAATCCATAGGCCACTTCCGCACCATAACCCATTGATTCTGCTAAATTTAAGAACTCTATTTGATTTTGTTGTAATTTTGCACTTTTATCTTTTTTCATCTCAATAAATAGACCATGTTGGCCATTGGATGGGATCATAAGAAATAGGTCTGAAACGCCCGCAGTAACCCCTTCAGCCTTTAATTTTATGGCCGTTCCTATGTGCCTAGCGCCCCCGTTTGGTATAGCAAATAAGCATTTAGCCATTAATGGATATTGAAGCCTAAACCATTTAATAAGCAAAGACTGTGCCAAGTGTTCATTATTCTTCATAAAATATTTTAAAAAAAGATTGCACAAAGTCATTTTATATGGATAATAACTCTTACGGAAACAATTTATTAACGAAACTTAAAGGAAACTAAAATGAAACTTCAAACAACAGACTTCAGATTCGTAGCTAAACTTGACAAGCACGATCACTACACAGACGCTAATGGCGTTATTCGTTGGGCTTCAAATAACTCTGTTCCACCAATTGACATTCTTGAATTAGCTTTTGTTGATGGCAAAATTTCAGAGCAAACACTTTTAATTTCTTTAAAAACTAAATCTTCAGAAGATCAAGCATTTTTACAAAAATATTTTCAAATGCGTCAAAAAAATGGTTATTCAGAAGAAGAACTTTTTGAAATATCTGCAAATTTTGATCCAAGTGAAACAGTAGTTGATGCACTTACAGGATTAGTAATAAGACAAGGGGCTTAATTGCCCCTGTTTTTTAAAGGACAAAATATGATTAACAAAAAAAAATTCTTAAAAATTGAAAGTCTTATTGAAGCTTTGCAACATGAAGTAAAGTTTTCAATTCCTGTTAATTCATTTTGGGTTGATTTTGATGAAAAATTAACTCAAGCAATGGATACTCTTTATACAACTCAACAAGAAACTAAAGGAAACTAAATGAAAACACTATTAACCGCACTATTAATCGCACTCCCGATCATGGCTATCGGGGGTGAATCACCTAAACTTCGATACAATTGGGTTGAGAAAAAATGGAATTACGCACCCAAAGAAGCCAAACTTAAATATAATTGGACAGCCGACCAATATGAGTTTGTTATGCCAGGCTCACAATTAAGGCTTAATACTCAATCTAATAACTATGAGTATGTTCAAACTCAAATTAGCAATCCATATCAATCTGAAATAGAATAAAAAAAGGATAAGACAAGATGAAAAAAGACTTAATTTTAGGATGTATATTTGCCACCGCATTTTGGGCATGGTTCGCAATTTGCTTATATATTTTAACTCCAATAGTTATGGATTGGATGGGTAAATAATATGGCTACCGCATTAGTTCGTATGATTGAAAATAAACAAATAGTAGGAATGTTTGTTTATAAAGAACCTGAAGATTTATTTTGGCTTATTGATCAAGCTGGCAATCCTTATGATTGTGAATTTATTAATCTTAAATATGGCGGTTTAATTTGGGAATCAGAATCAGGGCCTATTATTTCTGATGAAATGCAAAAAGCTTGGGATGCTGATGACGATGGCGAAGCTATTGGAAATGTTGAAGATGAAATTTTTGATGGCGGAAGATTAGATGCTTATGCTTTTGAGCAGGCTATTGATTCTAAATGGACTAAAATAACCAAAAAATTTGTGGAATAACAAATATGTTGCCAAATCAAGAAGATAAGTATAATATGACGACAAATCAATCACTTACGGGGGCTAATATGGCTGACCAAGTTGCAATTGAAAATAAGATACATATTCAAGCGTTACATCATCCTGATCCTGATTTTTATGGCGATGATGATCAAATTAGAAATATGCAAGAACTTATTGAATATTACCTAACTTTCCAATGTCAAAATTGGGGCGATTTATATGCTGACGCTGAAAATTCAGGCCCATTTATTACTCGTATTCATAGCATTTTATTTGATGCTAAAGATGATGAGCTAGGCCGTATTCGAGATGAGTTTAATAAAGCTATTAAAGACATGGCCAAATATGTTTATAACAACCATGAAACTAATAGTTGGGCTAAACGCATCTATGATGCTACAATAGAAAATATAGTTTAGAAACTTTTATAAGGACAAGACAAGATGAAAACTTCCGATAGCATCAAACAGATTGCTGAAGCTTTAGTGTCGGCGCAAAAAGAAATTAAATTTGCCGTTAAAGATTCAACCAATCCTCACTTTAAATCTAAATACGCTAATATTAATTCTGTTATTGATGCGGTTAAAAAACCACTCAATGATAATGGCATAGCAATACTCCAATCATTAAGCCCTTCCGATGACGGCAAGCTTCATCTAACTACTCGTTTAATCCATAGTTCAGGGGAATGGATTGAAGATACTGCCGTCTGTCCTATTCAAAAGCAAGATCCACAAGGATTAGGATCAGCCATATCTTATATTCGCCGTTATAGTTTATCTGCTATGTGCGCCGTTTATGCCGATGATGATGATGGCCAATCAGCCGCTTTAAATGCCGCAGATTATCTTCAAAAAATTACTCATAGCCAATCTTTAGATGAGCTTCAAGCTAATTATAATTTTGTTATGGGTGAAGTTAAGAATGACAGAACTCTATCTAAAATGATCATTGAAGCAAAAGACAAAAGAAAGGCAGAACTCGTATGAAAAAATCAATAGCATTCCTAGCAATCATTGTAGCTTTATTTGCAATCAAAGCTTACGCTTGTTATACCCAAACTTACATTGTTGATGGTCGCATTATTAATTGCACCACTTGTGGCAATGTTACTAATTGTTTTTAAGGGGCTATTATGATTGACGGATTAAGAAACAGTAATTTTTTTGGAGTGAAGCTACCCTATTCGGATCAAGAATTAATGGCCGTAGAAGCCCGTAAAACACGAATAGAAGCCCTTAAAAGAGAGCTAGGTAATAAATATATATTAGCACCTTTATATGGCAAGATTAAAAGCCCTAGACTATGAATGGGGCTTATTCATATAAAGAAAGAAATAATGTTGTAAATATAGCTGAAGTATTGTTTGAAGCTTATTGCCAATCTAAAGGTTATTTTTATAGAAGATTAGGGTTTGATGAGAAAAACGATCCTATACCTAATTTTTATGACCTTAATACTTTTATTAGAAATATGCCTGATTTTTATATTAATAATAATGGCAAAGCTGGGCTAATAATGGTTAAGGGAACGGCTAATATTAAAGCTTCAGAAATTAAAATGCTTCCAATGTTTATGGAATGGTATAGCTCTGAAAAATGCCCATTATTATATGCATTTTGTTTTAAGGATCAAAAGCCATTATTACTACATCCTGATAAAGTTATATTTTTGTATGACAATGCAACAGATCAACAATGGCATGACGGCGTAACTTATAGAAACTTAAATTTAAACAAGGAAACTATATGAAATTAGAAGATAGAATTATTAGAGGTATAGAGCAGGGATCACCAGCCTGGAGTTCGCTCCGCATAGGCCGCATAGGCGGTAGCCGTATAAGTGATCTTTTAACTGAAGGTCGATCAGGCAATGAATCTTTAACTAGGCGCAAATATAAAAATGAATTAATTAGGGAAAGATTAACGCAAAAAAAATTAGATACATATAAAACGCCTGCGATGATAAGAGGGATAGAACTTGAACCGCTGGCTCGTTCTTGGTATGAAGTTAAAAATAATGTATTTGTGGATCAAGTGGCTATTGTTAAGCATCCTACTATTGAAAATGGCCAATGCTCACCTGACGGCATAATTTTTGCTGATAAACCATATTTGATTGAAATTAAAGTGCCTGATCCGAGTAACCACTTGGACAACTATTTAACAGGCGGTAAACAACTAGAACAGTATTATGACCAATGCATGTGGCAATTGGCCTGCATGCCTGAAATGGAGTTTTGTGATCTCATTTCTTTTGATCCCGACCTTACAGGATTGGAAGGATTTGTGAAGCGTATTTATCGAGATGATGAATATATAAAAATGATGGAAGATAAGGTGATCTTATTCTTACAGGAAATAGAAACTACTGTTAATAACTTAAAGGAAATTAAAAATGGCAATAACCCATGATCTAATCGCTAAAACAGGCGAATATACAAACGCTAACGGCGAAACAAAAGCTAGATGGACTAAAGTCGGCGTGGCTATGAGCAATAAACAAGGTGGAACTTCACTCTTGATCGAAAGTATCCCTGTCAATTTTGACGGCTGGGTAACTATGAGAGAACCGCAACCTAAACAAGCTGGCGGTGCAGAGGATAAAACTGACCTACCATTTTAATGATTTTACTGATGGCATGAGCCACAATGTAGCCCATAATGATTGTGCAGTATTTATTAATTAAGGAGCATATTATGTGGACTAAACCATCAGCAACAGAAATGAGATTTGGCTTTGAAGTAACAATGTATGTTATGAATAAGTAAGTTATACAAAAATATAACTTTTAAAGAGGGGCTTAATTGCCCCTTTTTTATTTGATATGATATGGTATCAACTATGAGATCATTTAATATAATGATCGCCTGTATTGCCATTTGTGCCAATTAAATCCATACGATCCTCATCCCAAGTATCCGATGAATCGTCTGAATCAAAATACTTTTCCTTGCGGCCAAATATTAAATCGTAATTATCATCATATTGTTTCTTTTGTTTCAATTTGTTTGTTGATCCCTTACCAGCTTCCGAATATTTACTCATAGTTTTCTCTCACCCAATTAGAAAAGTTAATTAAATCGTCTTTATTAGCCGTATGTTTCATTGTATTGGCTTTTGATGATATTACTTGAATATTGCCTTTAATGTAACCTTTAGTATTGTCTATACGATCAAGGCTAGGGCTTAAATCTCGGTTTCCATCAATGGATTTTTTTAAGGGAAGTCCCAAAATGGGACATACTTCAGGAATAACTATATCTGATATTTCTATATCAAACGGAATACCTTTAGTTTTAGATCGGTATTGAGCTTGTTGAAATAAATTTCTTTCTCGATTGTTTGCTTTCCAATCTCTTAAATACTGACATCTATTGCTCTTTTCTTTTAAGGGCATATTACTTTTTAAATTTAGAACGCGCCCATTCAAAGATTCTAATGCAATACCAAACTATAGATAACAATGCCGCAATAGCTGGTAAAAATTTCATAACAGTTCCTAAAACTGTAACTCCCGAAACTGTATCTAATACATGTTTCGTATGTTCTTGCATATCCATATTATTTCTTTCTACTAATTAATAATATGCCTTTCAAGGGCAATATAAAGACTATCAGAGCTAGAAGATATATAACACACAGAACCATCAGATAGTAAAATAACCAAATAATTTTTACCATCGTAATAATCAGCGTCAATATCTTTGATTGTTTTATTTTGTAGAAAATTGAAAATGTCATCAATGGTTTCATGGGAAGTTTGCATTTAAACTTTCAATCACTATTTCAGGATTAACAAATTTGTTTGCATCATGCTCTGTATCTTCCCACCATAAAAATTGATTTTCAACCAAATTATTTCTATCTTTTAGTAAATTTATATTTTCAGGGTGTCCAAAGATCAGAGGATCAGAAACCGACCATAGAACTATACCATATTTTTTACGATCCCACGCAAAATGCTGAAAAAAAGAATCGCAACTTATCCATGTTTTGCATTCATCAACAAGCTTTCCTAACTCATCTAGTGATAAATTTTTTCTAAAATCATCCACTAATTGTTGCTCGCCTTCAATGCCAACTTGAACTATTGGTTCTTTAATCAGTCTAATAAGTTCCTTCCAATAAGGATAATTTTTAGCATTAGTCTTGCCACTTTTTAAAGCTTTAGAATATGGGCTAATGATAATCATAAATATAACTTTCTATAAGCATTTTCTAAACTACCTTTCCATTTCCATTGATACATTTTAATATAAATATTCCATGTATCGAGATCACCAAATAATGCATGAGCTTCAGCAATAGAACGACCAGGCACTATTTCAGGAAAGCAAGTAAATATTTCAGGATTTGTAATGTCAGGCATTACACGCTTAAACACAATATGATCGCCCATGCCGCCATTTAATATTACAATAGTTTTATCGCTATAATTAATTAAATTATTAAATACAGTTTCATCTTGGCCGTAAAGAATTTGATTTTTTTCACTTCTAATACCGCCGTTAGGATTTTTAAAATGCCAAGTATTAGCATTAGGAACGGCTAAAATTTTATAACCTTTTTTAAATAGCCCATAAGTAAATAATGTTTCCTCTCGATGCGCTACTCTTGAAAGTCCTAGATGATAGTCATGCACCCCAGCCCTATAAAGAAAAGAACAATGAAGATGCTCAACTTCTTTGACTTTATGAATAAACGACCATTGAATGTTAGGCTCTCTATTAATTAATTCTATTTTTCCCGTAGGTCTATAACTTTCAAATTGAAATGGCGGCGTTAAAATTGCACCGCCTATTGCACCTACATTTTTATGAGTGTAATTAAAAAGATTTTGTAAGACATTAGGTTCGGGAATAGCATCATCATCTACGCGCCACACCCAATCAAAGCCCATACCATTAGCCATTTGATGAATATAATGCTGACCTTTTTTATGCGCATAAACCCATTCCCATCTAATGCCTTTGATTGATAGCATTTGGAAAAAATAGCTATACACCAATTCATTCCGCATATCTTGTGGCTCATCATTGTCATCAAAGATAACTAGCTTATCAACCTTTTTTGTTTGATTGATAACGGCATTAAGCGTTAAAGGTAAAGTCGTATGATAACGACCGCGAGTTGCTATTGAGCATAAGACACTATCCACGATCCCACCTCATAATCATAAGATTAAATTTATTATGCTCATTAATTTCAGGTAAAGTTTCTGAAATAAATCCATGCTCATTAATATAATTGTATTGAAAATCAGGAAAGTGTGATTCGTTTAAGCCATGAAGTTTATGATGCTCACCCCAAAATCCTACAGGCTCATTATGTGGCGTGGTTAATAAAAGGCGCTTACAATGTTGCTTTAATTTTTGTGCTATCTCTAATCCATTATCAATATGCTCAATTAATTCAAAAGCGATAATAGTGTCATATTGTTCAAGCGGATAAGTATTAATGTCGGCATGCACAAAAGATACATTTTCATTCCATTGCTGTTCTTGAGCTACTTGAATGATAACAGGATCGTAATCTAAACCTAGATATTGAATATTATTTGGAAGGAATTGAGAGCCGTAACCTGTCGAGCAACCTATTTCAAGGACAGATTGTCCAAGTAAATTTTCTTTTAAATTTCGATTAGCCCAAAGATAACGAGTGGCTTCTCTAGGAAATACGGGATCGCCTTTAAGAAAAACCGCTCGCTCATAATTATTTGTTAATAAAAATCTATAATAATTTTTATCATGCTTTTTAAAGTATGGTAAAGCGTCTTGTATTGTCTTGTCCATGTTAGTCCTTTATGCTGGATAAATTAAAAATACCCTGTCATTTAAAGTTAAGCCCGTTGCAAACACTACTGAAGTTCCACCTGAAACTGTAACATCAGCACCATTATCCATGATAACACCATTTACTGATACTTGTATTTTATTAGCAGTATAAGTTGCTGAAGTCGTAAATGTAGTTTGAGAAGCAGTTGCATTAAATTCATCATATCTTAATGATCCCCCACCTGCACCACTAAATCCTGAAAAGCCACTAAAGCCTGATATGCCACTACCACTAAAGCCTGAAAAGCCTGATATACCACTAGCACCTGTAGCTCCACTAAATCCTGATAAGCCACTTGCACCCGTAGCGCCACTAAAGCCTGATAACCCTGATGCACCTGTAGCTCCACTAAATCCTGAAAAACCGCTTATGCCTTGCGCGCCTGTCGCACCGCTAAACCCACTTAAACCGCTTGCACCATTAGCACCGCTAAATCCTGATATACCTGACGCACCATTGATACCACTAAATCCCGATAAACCTTGTTGCCCACTAAAACCACTAAACCCTGATAATCCTGAAGCACCTGTCGCACCTGTAGCCCCGCTAAATCCGCTAAATCCGCTAATACCTTCAGCGCCGCTATAACCCGAATAACCTGAAATACCTGAAGCACCATTAGCTCCACTAAAGCCACTAATGCCCGATGCGCCATCTTGACCGCTAAAGCCACTTAAACCTTGTTCACCACTATAACCGCTATAACCACTAAAGCCACTTAAACCTATTGGGCCTTGCTGACCGCTAAAACCGCTTAAACCACTAGCGCCATTTTGACCACTAAATCCGCTAAATCCGCTAAAGCCACTATAACCGCTAAAGCCTGAAACACCATTCACTAAAGCAAATATTAAATCATGGTTATTGCCAAAACCTGAAGTGCCTATACCTACACTTGAAATTAAAGTAACAGGATATTCCCAATAAGAAGTAGAAGTGCCTGGATTATAATGAATAGGCGTGCCATTAATTTCCCAAGTTTGAGAATTAGCGCTTGAAGTTCTATCTTGAATAACAAATTGCTCTGTTACTTTTAATAATGCTAAATAAATGTCAATATCATCATTATTTTTATCAAGATGTGAAACATTAATTGCAGTCGCACTTATTTGAGTTGCATTATTCCAAGACAAATAACCATTGCCTGGATAGCCTGAAGTTGAAGTAGCATTGGCATCATATTCAAAAAAGCTTGATGATGAGCCTGGCGTGCCACTAAAACCGCTATAACCTGAATAACCCGATGCACCGCTGTCACCTGAAAAACCTGAAGTGCCTTGTTGGCCACTAAAACCACTAAAACCACTAAAGCCTGATAAACCTACTTCACCTGAATAACCACTATAACCTGATAAACCTGAAGCACCATCTTGGCCTGAATAACCACTTAAACCATTGATACCGCTATATCCGCTAAAACCTGATGCACCTGATTCACCTGAATAGCCGCTAAAACCACTTATACCTTGTGGGCCTGCTTCACCTGAAAATCCGCTATAACCGCTAAATCCTGATAAACCAACCTCACCGCTAAAACCACTATAACCTGATAAACCGCTTGCGCCATTTTGACCTGAATAGCCGCTTAAACCATTAACACCTGAATAGCCGCTATAACCTGATTCACCTGACCAGCCACTTATACCTGAAAACCCTGATGCGCCGTCTTGACCTGATATACCGCTAAATCCTGAATAACCACTTATGCCACTAGAGCCTGATTGGCCATCAATACCGCTATAACCTGATATACCGCTAAAACCACTATAACCCGATATGCCACTTGCACCTGACCAACCTGAAACGCCTGATCCTGAATAACCTGATATACCTGACCAACCGCTTATGCCACTAGCACCGCTATAACCTGATTCACCTGAAAAACCTGAATAGCCACTTATGCCACTAAAACCGCTAGTGCCAACGCCACTAAAACCTGAATAACCTGAATAACCTGAAAAACCTGATAAGCCTGAAGCGCCTTGCACTCCACGATCAATTGTAATTTCAGTTGTAGAAGTAGGCGTTACTTCTACTGTTATATTGTTGCTATCAACAACATCAATAGAATAATTAGCCATATTAATTCACCACGCCATCTGATCTGACTAGGAATAATAAGAAGATAATCATATCTTGAGCGGGAGTTGATCCTGAAGCTGGGAATGAAATTTTAATGCGACCTGAAAAGCCTACACAGTTTTGAGCATTAATATCTAATTGTGGATCAGTAGAAATAACTGACCATGTAGATTCATCTATTTCTAAAGTAAATGTGCCTGCGGCATCAACGCGATTAGATATAGCTAATGAAACAGGGGTTGGTGCTGGAGTGTAATCAGCAATATCAAAAGTAAGTCCGTAACGACTATCCCTAATATTAGATAATTGCCTACGGATAATAGAAGCCGTAATAGTAGCGCCTGTAAGATCAACAGGTGCGCCGTTACTATTAAATGCTAAATTCCAAAAGGTTTTTTGATTATAAACAAGTTCGCCTGCAATAATTTCATTATCAAAGCCTGATACTTGTTGAAGGGTGTTTTTATTAAAGATAGCCATGTTTTCCTCACTAGGTTAATAACGCGCCTATATGCTTACAGAGCGCGGATGGTCTTATCTTATTAATGGTTTATTTTACCATAACTATTTAAAATAATCACCCACCATCCATGTAACAACTGAATATCTTATGCCTTTTGTTACAGGCTCAACACCATGTGGCATAAATGAAGGGAATACTATAACTGTGCCAGGTGTTTGTTGAGGATACATTCTTTCATGGCCGTTTTGTATATAAAATTTACCGCCTTCAAAATCATCATTTAAAAATGCTAATACAGTTAATTTTCTAGTTTCATTTGATCTAGCATGAAAAGTGTCAACATGAGTTTCATATTTGCCATGTATATCATACATTAAAAATTCTGATTGATTGGAATGCGTAATATGATATTGCCATACCTGATGATTAACTTGTAAGCCAATAGCCGTTAATGTAGCGCCTATGCCTGCAAATAATGGTAATTGTAATCTTTGAACATTACGAATATCTAAATTAATATGATCGCTTCCACCACCAATATATGGAAGCTCTTTTTCTACTTCAGGTTTTGCATATTCAGCAATAATTCTTTTACAAAAGCCTTCAGAAATTGCACCTTCTACTTTATAACATTCATCAAATTGTTGTATATCATTTTGAATAGTTTTGCTTAATCCTAGTGATTCTCGCTTATCGTATTTCCATTCAGCATGAGGGCCATTTTGATCCACATAATGCAAAAATACTTGAGCTTGCCATTTGCCTTCAGCATAAGGTTCGCGCCAATGCCATTTATCGCAACCACGATACATAACGGCATCGCCTACTTTCATATCTATTTTACTTACATTAACTGTTTTATCTTCATCATCGCCCATATAAATAGGCCATACATTGCCTTCAAAACCTAATGTAATAGAAGCTGATATTTCACAAGCTGGTCTATCTCTGTGATTCTCTAAAACTTCACCTTGTTCATTATAAAGACGCGCATAAGAATAAGTAGGATAAAGTTTTAAGCCTGATGCGGCTTCAAAATGCGGAAGTAATTGTTCTAATAAATGATCGAAAGCTAACGCACCATGCACCGCTTGAGATTTAGGGCATTGATCATCTTTAATTGTTTTTTGTTCTTTAACTAAACGATTTAATTCGTCAGTTAATTCTTTGCAATTATCTTTATTTAAAAAATCTTTTAAATGAACATAACCTTTTTGTTGAAACTCTTGTATTGTATTCATATTATCCTTATGTTAATTCTGCTGGCGCTTCTGTTACCTCATTAGGTTGTGCATAATTTGGATTTAATTGTATTGATCCATCATTAGCAAGATAATAAATATCTGCAACTACCTCATCATCACAAGCCATCCAATATAATGGATCGCCTACAGGAAATGTTTGTCCTACAGGTTCAACTTGTGCAATTCTACATCCTATAACATTATCTTCAAAAGTTACAGGTTCATTTGGACTAATTAATGCTTCTTTCATATATTCTCCTAATATTCTACAATAATAACGCCTTGAAAACCCGTGCTAGAAGAAGGGCTTGGCCAATAAAGTCCACCACCACCACCACCATAGGAAGTTGCTGGGGCTGTTGCGACAGGTGCGTTTACTCCTTGTCTTGCTATTCCACCTGAAGAACCAATAATAGAATTTCCACCTGCTCCACTAAATCTTATAGGCGGAGTTCCAGAATTAGAACCATTACCACCTGTTCCACCTGTAACATTAAAATCTGCATTTGTGCTAGTTCCACCAGCACCTCCAACCATCCAAGGACTGCCGCTATTAGGCGAACCAGCGCCACCTGTGCAAGTTACAGTTACACCACCTACAGGGCCAAAAGATGATGTTCCGCCTGGATTACCAGAACTAGGAGCGCTCACTCCAGCTCCGCCTGCTCCTACTGTATAAGCATATCCTGTATTAGTAGCAACTGAAAATATTTTAACTCCTGAACCACCACCGCCACCGCCGCCTGAATTTGTAAAAGCGCCATTACTTGCTACACTACCACCACCACCTATAACAGTTACTTTAATTTTTGTAGTTGTAGGCGGTGAAGTCCAAGTGCTTGGGCCTGTTGCCGTTAATACATCCATATTACTAAAACCACCAGCGGCGGCTAATGTAATTGAGCCAGCGCCATTAGTAACTGTCATATTAGCACCAGCAGTTAATGTAGCTTTAGTTAGTGTGTTTCCTGTAGTATTGCCAATTAATAATTGACCATTGGTGTAAGTAGAATTGCCTGTCCCACCATTAGCGACCGCTTGAGTGCCTGTTACTCCTGTGGCTACATCAAGCTGACCTGATGAATTAACTTTATTGGCTAATTGACTTAAATTGAAGGCTTGAGTTATTTTATTTTCCCCACTTTCTTAAATAATTTGATTCCCAAAAAAATTGAAAATCTCTATGAATACCATTTGAAAAACTTTTACTAATTTTATCTCTATTTGCACATCTATAAACTGATCTTAAATCAAATCTTTTATCAGCTTTAATTGAAGTATTACCATTAAATTTAATAACTTCATTATTTAATAAAGAAACACCAATAATATTTTCTTTAAATGGTTTTCCTAAACTAAATTTATTACCCATCATAAATTTACTATGATTTTCTATAAATGATTGTGGCTGTTTACTACCTATTCTACCATCGCCACCATCAGTTAAGTTACAAAGATTTAATCCTTTTTGTCTAAATTTTTTAATTAAAGACATTTCAATTTCTTTAGCTTCTTTATCATTTAAACCTGATTCATAAATCATGGTTGTATATGATATTTTATCTGTAATTCTTTTCCACCAACTATTTCTACCAAACTTACTAAAAGCTCTTTTTATGCTTCCAATACCAACATAAAAGACTTCATTTATATCATTTCTAATATGCAGATAAACTACTTTATCTGTCATTTATTTCCCCTTATGCCGCACCTGCGCGAGCGAATGTTTGTTGTAATAAAATTGTTGTATTATTATCGTAAGCAGTTGTTAAAACATAATTGTTTGTGCCTTCAGTATAATCAACGCTTGGTCTTAATAAAGTTCCATTTGCATATACATTTAATGCGTTTAATGTAAATGGGAACGAATAAGTTAATTGCCCATTAACGCTAAATGTAACCACATTTTGCGGCGTGCCTGTTGGCGTTGTTAAGTTATTGGCGCTAAACTGTATTATAACCAATCTTCCTGTAGTTGTGCTAGGAAAATTAGTAATTGCATTGTTTACAATATCAAAGTCTTGCTCATTCACAACTGTGCCATTAATAAATGGCAATTCATAACCTGAATGAAAATCCCATGTTGTAGGTGTGTATGTCGTAGCGTTAGTTAAATCAGCTTCCCAGCGGCTAATAACAGGATAGCTTGATCCTGAAGCTCTGTAAGTATAAATCTTATTACCAATAGATGCTGTTATAGCGCCTGTAAATGTAATGGTGCGAGTGCCATAATTAACTGTAGAAACTGTGTAAGTGGTTGGTGTGCCTGTATTGCTAAAGGTTAATAAATCACCTGCACGAATTAGTTGTTGCGGCATTTGCGCTATATCCCAAACAACACTTGATGCGCCTACAGTTGAAACTGTCAATTGAGTAGGATCGTAATAATTGCCACTTGATGTGGCTCTAAATGAAATAATGGTAATAATGTCATTTAAAGTAACGCCTGTGCCAAAAGTAACTGTGCCTGTAGCGCCACCTGTATCAGTATATGTAGATTCGTTTTGCAATAATCCGTTTCTAAATACTAAACATTGATCTTTAATATAAGATGATGCCCTTGTTACTGTAAATACAGTTTGTCCTGAAGTTGCGGTAAATGTGGCAATCGTCATAAAGAAATCGTCAGGGCTAGTAAATCCAACAACTCGCCCATAAATATCAACTGTTATTGTTGCGGCTGATCCTGTAAATGTAGGTGAACCACCAAAATCTAGGAATTGATCTAATGATGCAATAAGTCTGCCATCGTTTGTATTGCTAACTAATACTTGACCTGTGCCAACTGTAGTCGTTCCCGTTGATATAACTTGGCCTGTTGGCTGATCTAAATCAATAATATTTGGATTTAATGAATTAGGATCAAGCGCTGACCATATTGTAGGATTAAACTGTATAGCAGTCGTAGGCACAAAAGCGCCTGTGCCTGCGGCGTATGCGGCAAAGTCTGTATCAAAACTAAACCTACGGCTTTGACGATTGGCATAAGCTAAATAGATGTTTGTGCCAAAAGCAGGATCAGCTAAATACCAATTATATAAAGCAGGATTAGTGGGGGCGGCAGTTCCGCCTGTATTATATAAACCAAAATAAAGTCTGTTAGTAGGGCTAAAGCTAAAGTTACTTGTGCCTGTAGCATTATCCGCATAAGCTACGGCAAGATATTTATCTGTATATTGGAATGTTCTTGGTCGCCATTGTAATTTAGCCGATGCTGGACTATACGCGCTTGAAGCTACGCTATTAACCATGCGACTAAAGAAATACCAATCACCTGCTGGAATGTCAAATAATTGAATAGGCGGCAATGTAGTATTTATGTCATAAGGATTGCCATTAGATTGTATTTCCGATGTGCCTGCAAATATAAGTTGATTAGTTGTTGGAAATTGAAAAGCTGAATACCAAATTTCAGCATATTGAATAATGCCAGCACTTGATGTTGTTACTGTTACGCTAAATGATGGATTAGCAATAGTTGGAAAAGATGATGAAACTGTAGGTGCTGGAACTGTGCCAAAGAAATTAGGTGAGCCAAGACCTGTGTTTGGAATAGGATCAAATTGTGTAATATTTTTATCATCATAAACGGCTGGATTATATTCAGATAAACTTAATGCGGCAGTTACTTGACCTGCATCGCTAATTTTTTCAGTAACTTTCATTATTCTAAATAATTTAGCAGTCCATCCATAATTAGCGTTAGTTACTGTAACCACATCACCAGCTTCTAATTGAAGCCCTACATAATTAATTTCACATTGGACTTGTAAATCATCTCTTACTGATTCAAGTAATCTATTTGCGATATATTGAGCTTGTATGTCGTTGTTTGTTAATTGTAAAGATAATGATTGTTTATTAACAGGCTCATTAGGATAAAGCAAATCAGGTCTTATCACCGCAAGATCATAAGTAACGGAACTAAATGAATCAGTTTGTAAACCATCAGGATATTTAACTTCAATAATATTAAAAGTATTTGATGCGTCAATAGGCGTTACTTGAATAGCTGAAATCATATTACTGTTGTTAATATCCATAACAACTGTATATGTTGATTTTTGAATAATAACTGACCAAAGGCTTAATATTTCATTGTAACGAACTAAAGAATCACAAGAATTAGCCATAAGCTGTATGTTATTCATAATTCTTTGATTTGTATCTATTACGCCATTAAATTCAAATCTTTTAATTGTGGCTGTAAATCCATTAAAAGTAGTGTAGTTTATTAATTCATTTGAATAAGTATTTAATGCGGTTAATGATGCAGTATCAATTTGAGATACAGGAATAGCCGCACCATAACGAGTAGAGGTAAAATAATCTAATAAACAATCTCCTGGCGCTGATCTTGAATTAGTAACTTTAAATCTAACTTGCTGTAAAGCAGTAATATTTAAAGTGGCATTGTATGTAATTTTTACAATAGCAAAAGCCGCATTTGTCATTAACTTGGTTGAATCCCAAGTGTAAATAAGATTGCTTGATTGCATAACTTGAATAGCAGTTAATCCGCTATTGGTTGGATTATTTGATCCGTTTCTATACAGATAAATTTCCATATATCCTGTAACATCTTGTGTTACATTTGTTGATTCATCTAACAATCCTGTTACTTTATATTCTTGACCTGGTGTAGTGCTAAATATAACTTTATTACCACCATAATAAACATCGCCAAAAGTAATTGTATCAGGCGTGCCACCTGTTTCTGTATTCGTTACTTCACATAATGAAATGACATAATATAAATTTTGATTGTTTGCAGTAATAGAAAGGTCTGTAATAATACCGCCAAGCCATGCAGTTCCATAAACTACAGGAAGTTTATTATCGCCAGCCGCAGGAAGTGTTGTTGGATTGCCAGGATTAGGTTGTTCTTGTTGATTTGGTAAATTCGGTGCAAATACTTTTGATACGACTGAAGATATAACTAAATTAACACCAAAAGCAACAACTCCATAAAGAAATGTTCCTGCAGTCAATTTTAAAACAGTCCCAGCAATAACACTTCCTACCGCCCAAGCATCTGTGCAGATAAAAAAGAATAAAGCAAAATTAATAATAAATAATACTATTTTCATTGCATCCAATTTTCTTCAATTTTTTGAAATTCAAATCTTGAATAATCAATATTAGGGCTAGTTGTCATTTTTGTTATAGTAAAAAGTTTAATTCTGCCTTGTGCTTTTAATTCTTTAGCATAATCAATATAAGCTTTTAATAATTTATATCCTATTGTTTTATGTCTATATTCAGGCTTTACATACCAAGCTAATTCATACATAGCTAAAGTTTGATCGCACCATATTACAGGACTTATAATTCCCATAATAAAACCTATGTTATCTTCTATAAATATTACACCTTGACCTGCTATTATTCCATTAACTAACTTATTAAAATATTCAGGATTATCTATATCTTTGTATTGCTGAATAGGGCTTTCATCCCTAAACATCCTCATCATTTCTGTTAATTGTGTTATGTCGTATTTTGTGGCTTGTCTTATCATTAAGTTTTACCGAATGGATAATTAATAGTTTGAATAAAAGGCACGCGCAACATTGAAGTATCTAATGGTGCAAAATAACGCCAACTATTGTTATTGGTATATCTTCCAGCCGTTCTATTTTGTAAAATAATTTGAACGCTAGATGCTGAAATAGAAATAATGCCTACATATTGTCTTACTTCTTCCATCCATTGCTCTGATATGCCATAAGAATTAATGTAGCCTGTAAAAAACTTATATAAACCACCTGTGCCACCTGTCGTTATTAATGCGCCATTTGTATTAAAAAATCCATGCCACATTTCAATTAATGATCCTTTAGCATTAAGACTTAATACCCAACCTAATAAAGCAGTATCAATGCCGACAATTGTAATTGTAGTTTCGTTAGCAGTTGATTTAATATCTCTTGTTACATCGCCTACTTGCACTAAAGTTCCAAGAGCGCTAAATGGTTGAGTATCAACGGCTGATATAGTTAATTCGGAAGGAGCGGTAGACATTCTGTAAATTAAAGATTGTGTTGCATAACCTGTGCCACCTGTTGAACCTGTAGCTACAAAAGAAACGCCTACAGTATTAGATGATGCGCCAACGGAAACAAAATCTGTAGTTCCTACTCTTTTAATTGTATAAGTAGTGCCAATAACAAGATCAGGCGGATCAACATTTTGTTGCGTAGTGATACGCACAAAATCTGCCATTCTTATATTATTGGTATTATCTACAGGCGTTATTACATTCATAGGACATCTTCAAAAGCTTTAAAAGTTCCTGACCATTGAATAAATGAATCGTTAGTCATAGGCACTAAAGCATAAGTTGGATATTCTCTTAAAATAACAGGGAAAGTAGTTCCTGTAAAAGTAGTGCCACCTAATGAAATAGTTGTGCCATATTGACCTATGACACATTGAACAGTAGTAACTACGGCATCAATAAGGTTTCTGTGAACAGGAATAGATACAGTTGAGCCAGCACCTCTTTGAACATCAGCCGTTGCTATATAAGCATATCGACCTACTTGGCAAAAGTCGCCTGTTTTAACAATAAAAGCAGTTGATGATATAGAAGGCAAGCTTCCAAGCACTAAAGTTTTATTTGCTGAAGCTGAAGTCCATGAGCAAGCGCCAATTTGAGCAGGTGACATATCGCCTTGATATGAAATATAACTATTCCAGCCTGTAGAACCAAAATTTAAAAATTGCTCTGTGGATTTATCTGCTACGCGCAAGGCTGATAATAATTCTCTGTTTTGAGAATAAAGCAAATAATTCATTGGCTTCATTTCAAAAGCAAAAGGTTGAACAGTAAGAAGTTCGGAAGTGGATATTCTTTGGTTACGGCTAACCATTTGACCTACAAATTTTTGGTCATTAATGCCTACGGATTCAGCAATAGCAAGTATAGTGTTTAAATTAGCCATATATTATCTGCTTTGTGGTAATGATCTTTGTGCTGATTGATTAGCTGACCAAATTGTTTCTTTATTTTTACTTAAAAATTGAATGCCTGATTGTGTATCAATAGCACTCATATTTTGTATGTAAGGACCATTATACACGATTTGAGCGCCACCGTTCATCATAGAGCTTAATTGATTGTTAGGAATAATAGCGCCTGCGGTTTTAGGAATAAACAATTCAGGGCCACGCTCGCCAACAATAGCTGGGCCTGAAATAGGGCCACCATCAGCTAAAAATTTTATCCCACCACTAAATGCAGTTTTGCTTCCACCACCGCCAAATATGCCACTAAAAAAATCACCTATGCCCAAACTATTAAATATACTTGTAGCTTGAGCTTTTAATTGTATTTGAATTAAATCTGCAATAATGCTACGAGCTAAATCACTAAAACTTAATTTACCTGTTCTAACAAAATTATCTAATGCTTGTTCCATATTTTGTGTAATTGATATAAAAGCTTGCTGTCCCATAAGAGCGGCATTATTAGCTTGTTCAGCATATTCTTCAAAAGCTTTAGACCATCCAGCAGAAAAAGTTTGTTGCGCTTTTAATGTTTCTTTTTGTTGAGCTTGATAATCTAAAAATTTAGTCAATAACTCAATTTTTCTTTCTGCGGTAAGTAATCCTTTTTGCTCTTCTGTATCTAATTTTTTTTGATAATCAAATTGATCCATTAAATATCTAGTTTGTAAATCGCTTAATCCTGTAATTTGTGCTTCTTTTTTTAATCTTTCTGTATTTACATCAAGAATTCTTTTTTCATTATTATAATTTTCTTCTTGCATTTTAAGTCGTTTGAGAATGTCTTTATTAAGTTCCTGTTCTCTATTTATTTTTTCTTCAGCATCTTTTTCGCCTTTAGGCTTTGTGGCAATTTCTTGATTTGGCATATAAACAGCGCCAGGAACAAATCTAGCAAAAAGACCTAAATTTTCATTTAAGAAATTTTTAATCTTTGCCATCATGTTATAAAAAGCAATAGCTTTATCTGTTATGTATTCAAAAGCTTCACCTATTTGAATAGCAAAACTTGTTTTCATAGTGTCTGAAATTTTTTGAAGGTTATCTAAAGCATTGCCTATTGCTTCAAAAGCTCGTTGAGCATCTTTATATGATTCTTTATTTCTTTCAAAAGCATCAGCCGCACCACTTAAATCAAGACCTTTAGCTGATTTTCCAAATATATCAAAAGCAACACCTGTTTTTTCTGTTATATCTTTTAATTCTTTAAAGCCTTTTAAACCTTTAGAAAGTAATTGCTCCATTGATTTGGTGCGTAAATCTTCCATAGATATACCAAGCTTTTCGAAAGACTTTTGCATATCTGCATTTTGGTGATTAGCTTCAAAAACACTACGGCTAAATTTAGTAACCATTTGAGAAGCGGATTCAGATTTACCGCCATTTGTTACTAATGCTTCATTAAGTCTTAAAACAGTTTGAACAGAAAGTTCGGAAGCTTGTGCTACATCATTAATGCTATCAGCAAAGCGAACGGCATTAGTGGCGGCCGCAACAAAAGTTGCGCCAATAGCCGCAACACCTAATCGAGAACTTATAATGGATTGACTAAATCCTTGAAGGCGTTGTTGAGCTATGCCTAAATTCTTATTGAATTCGCCAGCATCTAAACCTAAAACAACACCTAATCTCGATATTAAAGACATTTTACTTACCTTTTAAATTTGTTTATATCAAACCCTTGCGCTTGGCTTATAAAAGTAAGTAGCGATTCACTTGCAGATAATTCAGGCTCATTATAATAATAATTATAAGTTGTTCCCAATATATCTTTAAGCTTATAAGTTGAACTATTACTTGCTCGCAGATAATTAAACACGCCTGTCGTTAGCGTTCCTAGCCCTACCGCAACACTTTTATTACCTAAAGCACCATCAGCATACATAACCATAATTTGATGCATTGTAGCTTCATCTAATGCGTTTATAGTGTCTTGTGTATGCCCATTAAAAATAAGTGCCGCACGAACTTGAGTTCTTAATGAGCTAGTTACTTTGAGCGGATTTCCTTATATTCAGGGCTTATAACTTCGTTAATCTTTTCGACCAATGTTAGCTGGATTGCTAATGGAAATTCAGCTTCCACATCTTTATATTCAAGGCCTTCTAGCGTTTGACCATCTTCAGGTATTAAAAATTTAATATATTCAGTAATTCTGTGTTGAATCGTAGCTTTATTTTTAGCGGCTTCTTTAATAGATCGACCATCCACAATAATGTCATTATCTTTAAATTCTACATTATCGCTTGCTTCATCTTTAAATTTAATTAAATCTTTACTTAATTCTTGATATATTTCTTCAACTTCTTTTTCATTAGGATTTTTAAAATATTCATAAATAGCTTCAATTTCTGCTACGCTTGGCACTCTTACTTTAAAAGTATGATTACCCAATTCAAAAGTTCTAGTAAGAATAGAAATTTTATTCTCTTCATACTTTTTCCCTAAAGCTGATCCCAATTTACTCATACATTCTTACTCCTATATTGTTCAATCTTTTGTTTTAAAATTTGTCCTAATGTTGCACTTACCGCTTGAGCTTGTGATTCTAAAGAAATTCTTAAAAAAGGTTGAGCCGCCATTTTTGCAGTTCCAAACTCATTAGCCGCCGCTCTACCATCCGCAAGATAACCCTGCTCTGCAAAATAAGCTTTTCTAGCGCTTTTATATTCAGCACCTTTTAAATGTCCATGCGATGCTTTAAATTTATTTTTTAAAGATTTAGGAATTGGTTTTGTGGAAACTAAAGATATGACAGAATCTTGGTATTTTACATATCTTGATTGTTTGTCTTTTCCGCTTGGTCGTCTAGCCGTAATATATAGCGAACGATCCAATGTTCCTGTATCTTTAGGAGATAATGATTTTGCCATAGCCAAAACAGGTTTTATGGCTTCTCTAACGGCTGGAATTAAAACTTTACTTGTAGATTGTTTATCCCCAATTTCGTTTCTTAATTTTTCAAACACTTCAAGGGTTTCTTTTAATCCTTTTATTTCAAAGGCTGTAGCCATTATTCTGCCTTAATAATTTTTTGATAAATCGTATTATTAAGTTTAATAGCGTAATCGACTGCTTCTTCAGGCGTTAATTTATCCGCATGATTTTTAGCAATATCATGGGCTAAAGCAATACCTGTTAATCGTTGTTGAGCAAAACCAAACCAATTCTTTTGACCTGAATTGGCTTGGCTCACTAAATAACTTAATAGATCATCGCTATTCTTGATTTGTGTCGTCATTGTGTTTTACCTTTTCTTTTTTTGTGTTTTCATAAGGATTAACTTTTGCTAGTGCCTGTAAAGCAATATATTCTGCGCTATCAGGATTAGCTTTTGCTAAAGCGTCAGCAACTTCTTTTGCATCAACAGGCAAACCCAAAGCTACTGTATCAAGGCTTTGATAGGTGCTAGTTAATATTTCAATAGCTTCAGATAATTTCATTTTTTAATCCTTATTAAGTATTATTTGACCAACCATATTGATTGCCGCGTGGATGAATTGTAAATGTGCATTTAGCTTCAGCCGTTGGATTAGGATCAACTGTAAATTGACCAACTCGGCCATTAAATGCGTAATTAACAATGTTTGAACCATCAGTAGCAGAGATCACAAAAGTTCTATCAATAGTGCCGTTATAAGCATCGCCACGCATTAAGAGAAGGTTAGCGTCTGAAGGATTCCATGCCGCAGTAATTGTCATTGATGTTGGAGCGGCTTGTGTAGGAATCTTGTCTGATTGACGAGAACCTGCAACATTATAGTTTGCCATTGCATCATCTTGACCAAAAGCTGGAATAGCTTCTACAGGTAATAAGTTTGATGAAACTGTGATACCTGATACTGAAGCATAAACAGAAAGGTTAGCTGTTGATAAAGCAGTTGGTGTTGCGCCTGATTGACAATAAAGACTTGCGCTAAAACCTGGTAAAACTTTATTTGGAAGTGCCATAATTTATTTCCTCACATTAAAAAATTAAAAATTCTTATGTTGGTATGTATAAGGTGCAATCCATAAA